TGCCGGACAACCTTACGGTCGGCGGCAGTCTCTACCTGGGCGGCACGCAGATCACATCTTTGCCGGACAACCTTACGGTCGGCGACAGTATCTACCTGGGCGGCACGCAGATCACATCTTTGCCGGACAACCTTACGGTCGGCGGCTGGCTCGACCTGCGCGGCACGCAGATCACATCTTTGCCGGACAACCTTACGGTCGGCGGCTGGCTAGACCTGGGCGGCACGCAGATCACATCTTTGCCGGACAACCTTACGGTCGGCGGCAGTCTCGACCTGCGCGGCACGCAGATCACATCTTTGCCGGACAACCTTACGGTCGGCGGCTGGCTCGACCTGCGCGGCACGCAGATCACGTCAGAGGAAATGCGAAAGGTCAAGTCATTGCAAGATGGTGATTATGTTGCCGGACGGTATTTGTATTGTGACGGCATTCTCACACATGTTTCCAAAAAGCGCAAGATTGGCGAATACACCTTGTATGTTGGAAAGATCAAGAACCGTAACGTAGTAAGCGACGGAAAGATTTATGCGCACTGCGAAACGCTCCGCGACGGAATTGCGGATATTGCATTCAAAAAAGCGGCTGAGCGTGGTGCGGGTCAGTATAAGGGCATTTCGCTTGACGCGAAAATCCCGCTTGAGGATGCGAAAACCATGTATCGCATTATCACGGGCGCGTGCAGAGCTGGTACAGAGCAGTTCGCGCAGAGCCTTGGAGACAAATTGCAGGAGGCCTACACCGTGCGCGAGATGATCGAGGTGACAAAAGGCCAGTATAACGCTACAAAATTTGCAGAGTTTTTCGGGGAGGGCTGACATGGAAGACGTTGAGATCATCACTGAGCGGAATCACCGCCGCGTAAGAGAGCGGGAGTTTGGGATGCGCTATGCGGAGATCGCGCGGCTGCGCGAGCGGCGCGAGAAGGTACGCCGGCAGGGGCTGACGTGCTGCTGGGTCGGCGGGGCGTTTTTATCCGGGATGGCGCTGGTGCTGATGGCGTTCGGGGCGCAGCTCCCGGCGCTGATCTTCGGCGCGGTGGCGGCGGTCGTGGCTGTGGCCGGGAGCGTGCTGTATGAATGAGAAGATAACGGTGGAGTTCCGGCCGGAGCAGCTGGGGGAGGTGATCGAGGCGGTCGTGCGGGCGGCGGAGCAGGACGCGGAGGACATTGAGATCCTTGCCAGCATGGCGCATCCGGACCGCGAGATCATAGAGGGGCTTGCTGAGAGCCGGAAGCGGCTGAGCACGCTCGCGGCGTGGCTACAGCATGTGATGGAGGAGGCAGAGGCGTGAGCCGCCGGTATGACCCGGCGATGCGGCCGGTGCCGCCGCCATGCGGGAAGGACTGTCCGGGCAGGACGGCAGGATGCAGCGCGATGTGCTGCACGTGGACGCTCTATGAGTCCATCCGGGATCATATCTACGATGCGAACCATCAAGGGAAGGCGGCGCTGGAAATGAACCGGAAGGCAAACAAACAGATGAACGATGCGGTAAAGGGGCAAAGGAGGCCGAGGCTTTATGCGGCAAAATAGCGTGGACTATTCCGGCAACGGCGGGCAGCGCAGGACGCGGATCGTGGAGCAGGACGGATACACGGGAAGGAACTACTTTTCTGTGGTGTACGGGGCGCAGACCGTGACTGTGCACGCGGCGGACACGCTCGCGGCATTGTTCGTTGCTGCGAAGCATTGGGGGTACAAGTTCTCGCACCCCGAATACCACCAGAACGCGAAGGCATACAAGCTGCACAGCAAGCCGGATTTTTTCGGATAAAAAAAGCCCTCGACCGGAAGGAGCCGGACGAGGGCGCGGCCATAAGGCGGCCGCCAAAAGCTTTACAAGGAGAGTATATCATGGGAAATCGATATTTGCAAGAGGTGACGGGGATCATCCGCAAGCAGCAGGGAAAGCGCGGGCCGGTGATGTACACCGCGATGATCGTGTACAACACGGAGGGGTAAACATGGATTTGGAGCAGACAGCCATTGAGCGGCTACGGTTTGCAGCTGAAATGTCCCTGCGGGTATACAAGCAGCCGCTTGTGATTACCTACTCTGGCGGCAAGGACTCGGACGTGCTTTTGCATCTGGCGGGCAAAGCCGGTATCCAGTATGAGGTTTTGCACTCGCTGACCACGGCGGACGCACCGGAGACCGTCTGGCACGTCCGAGACACCTTCCGGCGCTTGGAGCTGACCGGCGTAAAATGCGACATCGATACGCACCGGACGCCGGACGCCGGGAACGTGACGATGTGGAATTTGATCCCGCGTAAGCTGATGCCGCCGACACGTCGGATGAGGTACTGTTGCTCGGAGCTTAAAGAGGGCGGCGCAGGAAGCAGATTTATTGCAACCGGTGTACGCTGGGCAGAATCAGCGAAACGGAAGAACCGCGGTGCGCTGGAAGTTTTGCATTGGGATATATCAAAACGCCTAACACTGATGAACGACAACGACGAGAGCAGAATGATGATGGAAACGTGCCAGCTTAAAGGGAAAAGGATAGTGAACCCGATTATCGATTGGAAAGACGCTGATGTTTGGGGGTATGCGAAAGAAGAAGAAATCTGCATGAATCCGCTGTATGAATGCGGATGGAAGCGCGTGGGGTGCATCGGGTGCCCAATGGCAAGGAAACACAGAAACACGGAGTTCTCGCGCTATCCGAAGATCAAGGCGGCGTATGTCCGGGCGTTTGACAGGATGCTTGCGGAACGGAAAAAGCGAGACTTGCCTTGCAACTGGCAAACAGGTGAGGACGTGATGCACTGGTGGATGGAGGACGGCGTTTTGCCGGGACAAATGGTTTTTGAAGGAATGGAGGATCTATGACAGACAAGGAAATTATACGGGCACTGCGGTGTGGAGAGGATGCCAATGGTACGCCACGCCCTGAACCAAGTGATGAAGAGATTGTATGTTATGACCCGTTGAAACTTGCTGCCGCAGATCTAATTGAGCGGCTAGAAAAGGAAAGGAATGCTTTGATCGAAGCTGCAAATTCCAGAAAACTGTGTGAGATCTGCAAAAATGATTCGTATTGTTTCGATGCTCGGTGTACCGAGAACACCTGCGATGACTGTTATCAATACAGAGTTTGCCCTTGCTCAAACTGCTTATCGCACCCGAAATTTGAGTGGAAAGGATTGGAGAACGCGCTATGACAGACGAGGAAATTATACAGGTACTGCGTATCTGCGCGACGCATATAGAGAAGGGTTGCGGGCTTTGCCCACAAATGAAGTATGTGCGTTGCACGGAGCGGCTGGCGGATGAATCTATCGCCATGATCGAGCGCCTGACCGCCGAGAACGCAGAGCTGCGCAAGGAAATCGAGTGGAAGGACATGGTGATTTCCCTCGCCCAGAGAGAGCAAGCGAAGGCACTGGACGCAGCTGACATCATTGATCGCCTGACCGCCGAGAACGCGGCACTGCGGGAGAAATGGCTATGGAAACCTGTTTTGGCGGGGAACCCAGAAATAAAAGGCTGCTATCTTGTGACTGTGCGTCACTGGCTTGATGGGGCCCCTGTGGCCAGAGAGGCATTCTGGAACGGAGTGGACTGGCTTTCTTGTGAACGAAGGCACGAGATTACGCCGAGGGTGACACACTGGATGCCGCTGCCGGAAGCGGCGGAGGAAGGAGAATAATGCCACCTAAAGAAAATCTTGAAAGAGCCTGTGAAGAGTGCATCCATTTTTTTGCGTGCTCCAGACAATGCGGCGAGCCGATGGCGCAGAGTAGCGCCACTGGCTGTGAGTGCTACGAGACGGTTAAAAGCATTGCGGCGGCTCGGCTCATTGAGCGCCTGACCGCTGAGAGGGACGCGGCGTTAGCAGACCTCGCGGATGCGCGGAGTTGCAAGCCTTGCAAGTATGCGTGCGATACGCGCGACTGCTCCAGCTGCAAATCAAAAACGTGCAAATGCCGTGAGTGTCATCTCGACAAGATTGCGTGGGAATGGCGCGGCTTGCCGGGAGCGTTGGAGGCACACAATGGAAAAGAAAATTCTTGATGTTACGTGCGGTTCCCGCACGATCTGGTTCAACAAAACACATCCGGCCGCAGTGTATTGCGATAGCAGGCGCGAATCATACACTGGAATCTGGAAAAGCACGAAGAATGATTCTGAACGGCAATGTGTGATAGCCCCTGATATACAATGTGACTTCACGGATCTTCCGTTCGCAGATGATACATTCACGCTTGTTGTCTTCGACCCTCCACATTTGGAGCGTGCAGGTGAAAACTCGTGGATGCGGAAGAAATACGGTGTGCTAAGCGACAACTGGCCGCAGATGCTGCATGATGGGTTTCACGAGTGTATGCGCGTGCTGAAGCCAGATGGTGTCTTAATTTTCAAGTGGTCGGAAATACAGATACCGGCTAAAAAAGTGTGGGAGGCAATCGGAGAGAAACCACTGTTCGGGCACAGAAGCGGAAAGCAGGCGAAAACATTTTGGGGATGCTTTATGAAATTAGGTTTGCCGGAAGATCCGGAGGAGGGTGACAGATGAGCTACAATATTTCGTTCAAGGTCAAAGTCGACGGAGTTGATACCTACGTCCCCGTTGGTACGTGCGACGCAAATATCACTTGGAACGCTCGGAAGATTATTGAGAAGTCAACTGGGCTGGAATGGAAGAACTGCCAGAACAACGGGCTTTGCGTGGACGCAATTCCGAAAATCGAGGCTGGCTTGAGAAAGTTGGAGCAGAGCCCCGACAAATTCGAAGAATACGAAGCATCGAACGGATGGGGAACGGTAAAAGGGACAGCACAATTTTTCCGGAACATTCTCAACGATTGGAATGATTTCCAGCGATGGTATGAAGAGCTTGTTCCGGTTGCGACGTTTTGGATTGAATAGGAGGGGCTATGGAAAGACTGACGTTTGAAGGGAACTTCTGCGACATCGCGCAGTGCTGCAATGTTCCGGGTGGAAGCTTCTGCGAGGATGGCGCGTGCAGCCAGAAGAAGGTTTGGACGCGGCTGAAAGCCTACGAGGACACGGGGCTGACGCCGGAACAGTGCGAAAACGCAAAGGCCATCATTGAATCTGCCTTTAGCGATGACACGTCAAGGGCAGAACGTATTCGGGAACTGTTGAAAGCCGACAAGGACGGGCGGCTGGTGGTGCTGCCGTGCAAGGTGGGCGACGCGCTATGGACATTTTGCACACATCCGCGCGGGGAAGTGTACTCGATGACCGTGACTGACGTCAGCACGCTTAATGGGCGGACAATGCTGAACACATCACGATGCGGCGTTGTAGCTGCACGGGATGTCGGCGAAACCGTATTCCTGACCCGCGAGGAAGCGGAAAAGGCGTTGGCTGAAATGGAGGGCAAGAAGGATGGCTGAAACATACTGTACCGCATTTATGGAGGACTTGCCGCCTGAAAAGCAGGCTGAGGGCCTGGGCGTGCAGGCCGCCGTAATCCTCGGCGAATGTTTCCGGTGCAAAGATTACGCGCGATGCTCTACGGATGAGACGTTCAAATTCCCGGAAAATGCTGCCTGCATGGTGCGCCGCGACAAGGTTTTGAAGGGATGGGGATTGGAGGACAAGAAGGATGGCTAACGAATATATCCGGCGCGAGAATGCGCTGTATGCCATACAGAGGCAAAGGGGCGCAACCAGAAGCCCAGCACAAAATAGACTCCTCGACTCGATCAGGGCAGATATAGCCCGCGTGCCTGCCGCCGACGTTGCGGAGGTGGCGCACGCGAAGTGGATACTGGATAGGTATCCGGACTTGCCGGCGCGCGAGTGCAGCCGGTGCACAATAATGATCCCACGGATGAAGCAAGTTCCAGAACAATTTTGGCAGTATTGCCCAAACTGCGGCGCACGGATGGACGGGGAGACAGAATGAGCGGGCTGAGGTTTGAATCGATGGCGGACATGCCGCCGAGGATGCGGGAGCTTTACGCGAAGCAGGCGCGCGACCTCTCAGGCGCTGCGGCGCCAGCTCCCCTTGCGAAGGGGAGCCAAGGGAAAACGAAATACGGAAGCCAGAAGGCAGAGCGCGGTACAATCCGCTTTGACAGCCAGAAGGAGGCGCGCCGGTATGACGAGCTGATGGTGATGCTGCGCGGCGGCATCATCACGGATCTGCGGCTGCAGCCACAGTTTACATTGCAGGAGAGCTATCTCACGGAGAGCGGAGAGCGCATCCGCGCGATCCGCTACACGGCGGACTTTTCGTACCGGTTCGGCGGGAAGCTGGTGGTGGAGGATGTCAAAAGCGGGCCGACGCGGACGAAGGAGTATCTGCGAAACCGGAAGATGATGCGATCCAAGTACGGGATCGATATACAGGAGGTGTGAGGCTTGGTGGGAACAAGGGACCCATGCACGCTGCCGAAGGACATGCGCTGCTGTACAGGTGGAATCGGATGCGCTTACGTGTGCCACGGATGCGGGTGGATGGCAGCAGAGCAGGAGCGGCGGCACGCGCTGCCGCTGGTGGAGGACGAGGACGGCCTGCGGCGAAGGCACGTTGGAAACGGCAATCAGCCGGAAGATAAAGAAAATTGATGGACTTATGGCCTGCCGCTTTGCCATGAGACGGCAGGAAAGGAAACCGGCTTTGCATCCTGCGCACGGTCGTCTGCAAAAGGCCGTGCGCAGGACATCATAAAAAAAGGAGCGGTGAGAATGACATTCCAGCGAAAAACGGCTGAACGATTTTTGACGCCGACGGCGGTGAGAATCCGCATCACAAAGCCGGTGGAGCTGCTGCCGGAGCTTCGGCCGACGGTCGGGGCGGTATATGATGCGGAGCGGTGGCCGTCGTACACGTCGCCGGTCGGCGGCTATGTGATCGTGGTCGGCGGGAAGCGGATAAACATACGCAGAAACGAATGTATTGAGGTGTAGCGCTGCGCGCTGAACGCATGGCAGGAGGCATCCTGCCATGCTTTGAGCGACACAGAGAAACGTGGAGGGCTTGAGATGGCAAGACGTCATAAACGCAGGATCTTTTCCGGGCACGTGTGCGAGCAGATCGTTTACAGCGTGGCGGCGGGCGCGGAGCTGAAGACCAGCCGGCCAAGAAAGCCGCGCTTTGCGAACAAGGCAGAGCGCGCGGAATTCAATCGCAAGAACTCGGAGCGGAAGTTTGCGGCGCTCGTGAACGCAAACTTCGGGCCGACAAGCCTGTACTCCACGCTGACGCTGGCGGATGAATATGAGGTACATAGTGCGCAGGAGATGCGCAAAATCCGTGACAAGTACTACAGGAGGCTCAGCTACAGTTTTCCGGAGGCAAAGATCGTGATGGTCTACGGGCGCGGAAAATCGACGAGCCGATTTCACCTGCACATGATCACGGACGGCATTCCGGCCTCTGAGCTCGCGCGGCTCTGGGGCCTTGGCAGCGTGGCAGAGTCAAAGGCGCTGCGGAAGCACAACTATTATATGGATAAAAACGGAAACAAGGTGGACCACGGGCAGGACTACACGTCGCTTGCGAACTACCTGCACGGGCACTGGCGAGAGGAGTTTGGCGGACACCGCTGGAAGGCAAGCCGCAACTGCGTGAAGCCGGAGGCAGAGCCAGCGACGGAGGCTGTCCGGGACTACAGCACGGAGCGGCCGCCGGTCGCGCCGCGCGGGTATGTTCTGGTGGAGGCACGCGCGACGCAGTACGGCTTCCTCTATTTTAAATATGTATTGGATCCCAAAATAGAACAAAAAGAGCGGAGCGGGGGCCGCTTACATTACGCCTTGTAAATGTGTAGCGTTTTAGGACGAAGGGAGAGGGAGGCGAAAGAAGTACTTGCAAAGTGGGGAAAAGAGTGGTAATCTGGTAATGGAAGGTGATCGCGTAGTCTGCCCGGTATGCGGCAGACGCACGGCGATCAGGCTGCTGGAGTCGACGAGGCTCCGGGACTTCCCGCTGTTCTGCAAGAATTGCAGGCAGGTAACGATCGTGAATACTGAGCCAGAGCCTAAGAGCCAGAGCCGATGATCTGTCCGCTGTTGCGGAGGTCGTCGGCTGCTTGTGCATCCGAGGAAAAACTGGATATGCTAAAAGCCGGATCTCCGCGAAAGCGGGGGTCCGGCTTTTTTTGTTGTTTGATCCAGAGGCTGTGCCGGGCGCGAGCCCGAACGGCATAGGCCATGTTTTTACCTCCTACTGGGCGCGGAGACTGGGGACCTCCGCGTCTGGCAGAGCCTCTGGAAGAAAGGGGGCGAGGTGCCTGAACGAAAAGACTTACAAGAGCGAGCGGGAGCTTCGCTCGGCGGTAGACCGCTATTTTGCGGCGATCTGCTACAGGGAGCCGGTGACAAGGATGGTGCCGGTGCTGGAGGATCGGGAGTTTATCAAGAACGGGGAACGGATCGTGATGCAGTGCCCGGCGCTCGACAAGTACGGGCACCAGCAGATGGCCGTGGAGACGGTGATGCGCGGCAAGAAACCGCTGATGCGCGAGGTCTGGACGCGGCCGCCGTGCCTGCCGGAGATGCTGGCGGCGCTGGGCGTGGACGAAAAGAGATGGGCGCAGATGTGCGCATCTGAGGAGCTTGGCAAAGCGTGCGCGCGCGCAGGGGCGCGAATCGAGATATACAACATTCAGAGGCTCGACAGCTCGAACGCGAACGGCGCGAAGTTCCACCTGGAGCGGCGCTTTGGATGGGACGAGGCGAAGGGCGGCGGAACGGATGTTGCGTTTGAGCTGCCGGAGGGCGTGGCCGGATGGGAAAAGTAACGATCGATCTCACGCGCATCTCCGACAAGCAGCGCCGGTTTATGGAGGCGCAGGCGCGGTATGTAGCATACGGCGGCGCGCGCGGCGGCGGCAAGAGCTGGGCCGTGCGGACAAAGGGAAAGCTGCTGGCGCTGAGATGGCCGGGGATCAAGATCCTGATCGTCCGGCGGACATACCCCGAGCTGCTGAACAACCACATTGAGCAGCTATGCGCGGAGCTGGCGGGGCTGGCGAAATATTCGCAGGTGCGGAAAACACTCACATTCCGGAACGGCTCGACGATCCGGTTCGGCTACTGCGCAACGGACAGGGACATTCTGCAATATCAGGGCGCGGAGTACGACGTGGTATTCATTGACGAGGCCGCGCAGCTCAAGAAAGAATGGCTCGACGCCATTGACACAACGGTGCGCGGCACGAACGGATTTCCGAAGCGCACCTACTACACGCTCAATCCGGGAGGTCAGAGCCACGGATACTTCAAGCGGCTATTCATCGATCGTCTGTTCGAGAAGGATGAAAAACCGGAGAACTACACGTTCATTCAGGCGCTTGTCACCGACAACAAGGCACTCATGGAGGCGCAGCCGGAGTATTTGCAGACGCTGCAAAAGCTGCCGGGAAAGCTGCGGCAGGCATGGCTTGAGGGCCGGTGGGACATCTACGAGGGACAGTTCTTCGAGGATTTTATAAACAACCCGGAGGGCTATCGGACGCGGCAGAACACGCACGTGATCGAGCCGTTCACGCCGGATCCGGGCTGGACGATCTGCCGGAGCTACGACTTCGGCTACGGAAAACCGTTCTCCTGCGCGTGGTGGGCGGTGGATTACGACGGCGTGATCTATCGCATACTGGAGCTTTACGGCTGCACGGATGAGCCGAACACGGGAATCAAGTGGTCGCCGGACGAGCAGTTTGCACGGATCGCACAGATGGAGCGCGAGCACCCGTGGCTCGCTGGAAAGCAGATCCGCGGCGTCGCGGACCCTTCGATCTGGGACGCCTCGCGCGGTGAGAGCGTGGCGCAGACGGCGGCGAGATACCGCGTTTATTTCACGCCCGGCGACAACAAGCGCATACCGGGCTGGATGCAGTGCCACTACCGGCTCCAGTTCGATGAGAACGGATACCCGCGCATGTATGTATTCAGCACCTGCAAGGCGTTCATCCGGACGATCCCGCTGCTGGTGTACGATGCGCACAAGCCGGAGGACCTGGACACGAGCATGGAAGATCATTGCGCGGATGAGTGGCGGTATTTCTGCATGTCAAGGCCGATCAAGCCGATGATCGCGGCGCCGGCCAAGCCGCAGTGGATCGATCCGCTGAACATGATGGGAGGATGAGATATGCGATACCCGGAGCTTACCGCGCCGGCGCAGAGCGAGCTGGTGACGGACACCTTCGCGGGCTACAACCACAACCTGCGCATCGGGGATGGGGAGTTTTACGAGATGGAGAATCTCACATCCAGCTACTATCCCCTGCTGTCGCAGCGCGAGCGGCGGGCGACCGTGATGAGCCTTGCAGGCGTGCAGGGGCTGCTTGCAAAGGATGCGCTGGCGTGGGTCAAGGATGGGATCCTGTACTACAACGGCCTATCCATGGAGCCAGCCATGTACGGTGTAACGCTGACGGCGGGAGAAAAGCAGATGGTTTCGATGGGCGCGTATATCTGCGTGTTCCCGGACGGGTGGTATTTCAACACTGAGGACGACACGGATAACGGATTTATGGGCCGCGAGAACGCGGTGAACTGCCAGCAGACAGCACTGACGATCAAGGTGTGCACGGTGGACGGACAGATCATCACGATCTCGCACCGGCAGCAGGCAATGCCGGAGAATCCGGCGAACGATGCGTACTGGCTCGACACAGGCAAGCACGAGCTCAAGCAGTGGAGTGCGGTGCAGAGCCAGTGGGTGAGCATCCCGACGGTGTATGTAAAGCTGGAGGCAAACGGCATCGGGACGGGCTTTAAGAAGGCAGACGGCGTGCAGGTGAGCGGGCTCCAAGGGACGGAGCAGGTGAAGAAGCTGAACGGCTCGCACGTTTTGCAGGATGTCGGAGACAACCACATTGTGATCATCGGGATCGTCGATGAGGACGCAAGTCAGAGCGCCGGCACGGTGAAGGCCGCGCGGCGCGTGCCGAAGATGGACTACGTCACAGAGAGCGGGAACCGGCTCTGGGGCTGCCGGTACGGCGTGTCGGACGGGAAAACCGTCAACGAGCTGTACTGCTGCAAGCTGGGCGATTTTAAGAACTGGGAGTGTTATCAAGGCGTGGCAACAGATTCCTGGCGCGCAAGCTGCGGCTCGGACGGGCGCTTTACGGGCGCGGCCACGCTGGCGGACAGCCCGATCTTTTTCAAGGAGGATTGCTTCCACCGCGTTTACCCGAGCGCGCAGGGCGCGCACCGTGTCGTGGAGCAGAAGGCTCGCGGCGTCCAGCGCGGCAGCGAGCGCAGTCTGACGGTGATCGCGGACAGGCTCTATTACAAGGCGCGAGACGGCGTGTGCGTTTACGACGGCTCACTCCCCTATCTGATCTCCGATGCCTTCGGGACGGAGCTGTACCGCAGGGCTGCCGCAGGCGGCGCGCGCGGGAAGTATTACATCTCGATGCAAAATGCGCAGGACGTATGGGAGCTATTTGTCTACGACACGCTCAAGGGGCTGTGGCACCGGGAGGATGTGCTGCATATCACGCAGTTCGCGGCGCTGGACGACGAGCTTTACATGCTGCGAGACGATGGGACGCTCATGACGGCATACGGAAGCGGCGGAACGCTTGAGGACGCCGTGGCATGGAGCGCGACGAGCGGGATCATGACCTGCGGACTGACGGGGAAAAAGTACATTTCGCGGCTGAATCTCCGGATGCAGCTGCCGGTCGGAAGCCGATGCGACTTCTGGATCGAGTACGACTCCGGCGGGCAGTGGGTACACGCCGGGCACATGGAGGGCTGGGGGCTTCGGACGTTCCTGCTTCCGATCCGGCCGCAGAGATGCGACCACCTGCGGTTCCGGATGACGGGGACGGGGCCGGTAAAACTGTTCAGCCTCAGCCGCATCCTGGAAAGCGGCAGCGACGCATAAGGAGGGAAAGATGGATAAGGACACGGGCATGACGCACATCACGGATGTGCTCGGCGCCGACGGAGCGGGCGAGGCCATGCAGCCGGTCGGCGTGGCGCAGATCCGCACGGCGATGGAGACGCTCGAACAGTACAAGGCGAAGAAGGACGCGCTGGAGCAGCGCGTGATCGCCTCGGAGCAGTGGTGGAAGATGCAGCACTGGCAGAGAATGGACCCGAGCGGGAATCCATACGACCCGCAGTGGCGGTCGGCATGGCTGTTTAATGTGATCATGGGCAAGCACGCCGACGCGGTCGCGGCCTTCCCGGAGCCTGCAATCCGGCCGAGAGAGCCGGACGACCGCGCGGAGGCCGGCATGCTGACATCCATTGTGCCGGTGATTTTGGAGCAGAACGACTTTGAGGAAGTCTATTCCGACTCGTGCTGGACGAAGATGAAGCAGGGCACGCTGATCTGGGGCGTGTTCTGGGATGCCGGGAAGCTGAACGGGCTGGGTGACGTCTCCGTGAAGGAAATCGACATCCTGAATCTGTTCTGGGAGCCAGGCGTGACGGACATCCAAAAGAGCCGGAATCTGTTTTACACGGAGCTGGTCGACAACGACATCATCCGCCAGCGATACCCGCAGGTCGGAGACAGCCTGAAGGGCGGAAGCAGCGTGATCGCGAAGTACAAGACGGACGATCAGGTGGACACGTCGAACAAGTCGCTCGTGGTGGACTGGTACTACAAGAAGATCGTAAACGGGAAAAGCGTGCTGCACTTCTGCAAGTTCGTGGGTGAGACGGTGCTGTCGGCGACGGAGAACGACCCGAACATGCAGGCAGGGCTTTACGACGACGGAGACTATCCCTTTGTGATCGATGCGCTGTTCCCGGTGAAGGGATCGGTTGCCGGATACGGCTACATCGACATCGGAAAAAGCGCACAGGCGCAGATCGACCTGCTCAATCAGGCGATCATAAAAAACTCGGTGATGGCGTCCACGCCGCGCTGGTTCGTGCGGAACGACGGCAGTATCAACGAGAAGGAATACGCAGACTGGCGGAAGCCTTTTGTCCACACGGACGGAAATCTCGGGCAGGACTCCGTGCTGCCGATCACGATCACGCCGCTTTCGGGGAACTACATCAACGTCATGCAGAACAAGATCGAGGAGCTCAAGTGGACGACCGGCAACACGGACGTGAACAACGGCTCGGTATCCTCCGGTGTGACGGCGGCCAGCGCGATTGCCGCCTTGCAGGAGGCGTCCGGGCGGAGCTCCAAGGACGCGACGCGCTCGGCGTACCGCGCATACGCGCGGCTCATCCGCATGGTGATCGAGCGCATCCGGCAGTTTTACGATCTGCCGCGCAAGTTCCGCATCCGCGGGCAGCTCGGGACGGAGGAATACGTTACGTACTCCAACCAGAATCTCAAGCAGCAGGAAATGCTCGGGCTCGGCGGAGATGCCGTGTGGCGTAAGCCGGTTTTCGATATTGAGGTCTCGGCGCAGAAATCCTCGGAGTACACGAGGCTCAGCCAGAACGAGCTGGCGCTACAGTTCTATCAGCTCGGCTTCTTTGATCCGGCGCGGACGGATCAGGCGCTGGCGACGCTGGACATGATGGACTTCGACGGCAAGGACGAGATCAGCCAGAAGATCGCGCAGAACGGGACGCTCCAGCAGGAGCTGGCAAAGTGGCAGGAGATGGCGCTGGCGCTCGCGGAGCGGTACGACCCGGCCATGGCGGACGGGCTGGCGCAGCAGATCATGGGAGCGGGCGGCGCGGCGCAGCCGGCGGCAGGAGGAAGCGCGGCAGTGGGAATGCCGAACGCGGAGGCAGAGGCGAAGAATGTGACGGACGCGCGCGAGCAGGCACAAAAGAGCACGCAGCCGGAGTGACCGGCAAGAAAACGTATCGACCGCGCAAAGCGCGACGAGATAAATTCACGGGATCGCCCACCGACGGGCAGAAAGGAGCAACATGCTTCACAGATTTACATTCCAGTTTTTCGCCGCCGATGATGGCGGCACGGGCAGTATTGCGGCACCCGCCCAGCCGGACGCGAGCAGAGGCCAGAACGGGGCAACCGGAGCGCCGGAGGCAGGCCAGACAGCACCCGTCGCTCAGGTGCAGCAGGCAGAAAGCTTTGAGGATCTGATCAAGGGCAGGTACAAGGCAGACTACGAGCGCAGCGTGAAGGCTGCCGTCTCGGAGCGGCTCAAGGGAACCAAGCGCACGATCAGCCGCTTCTCCCCTATCCTCGATGTGCTCGGCCAGCAGTACGGCATCGACGTCTCCGACCCGGAAAAGGTGGACTACGACGCGCTGACCAGGATGCTGACCGACGACAAGCGGCTCTATGAACAGGAGGCTCTGGAGAAGGGCATCCCGCTGGAGACCCTGATGCACATGAAGCAGGTGGAGCGGCAGAACGCGGCGCTGCAGCGCGAGAACGCGGCAGCGCAGGGCGAGATGCAGCGGCGGGCGGAGTTTGACCGCATCGTCGGAGAGTTCGCGGAGGTACAGGCGCTGTACCCCGGCGCAGATCTGGCGGTAGAGCTGGCAAACCCGAGCTTCGGAAGGCTCGTCTCAAACGGCGTTCCGGCGCGCACGGCTTATGAAGTCCTGCACCAGCAGGAGATCAATGCCGCGCGGACGCGCATGGTCGCACAGGCGGCACAGCAGCAGGCCGTGGCCGGGATCCAGGCAAACGGCATGCGCCCACAGGAGGGCGCGGCAAACGCAGGTGCCGGTGTGCCCGTACAGTTCGATCCTCGGAAGCTCACAAGACAGCAGCGCGAGGAAATTCGCGCAAGGGTGAGACGGGGCGAAAACATCGTTTTGTAAGCCCCGGGAAGGGAGCATAAATGAAACTTTTTGGCAAGGCATTTCAGGTATTTTTCGCGCCGCCGGACGCAGGTACTCTCGTCAACGCGACCGATACCTACGTAAACGCATACACGGGAGACAAGACGGCGTTCTCGGCGCCGAACGATCTCTCGTCCACGATGAAGACCTACTACGACACGGAGCTGCTGGAGAACGCGCGGCCGAATCTGATTCACGCGCAGTTTTCGAGAAAGCAGCCGCTGCCGAAGGGCCGCGGCAAGAGTGTCGAGTGGCGCAAGTGGAACACGCTGGCGGATGCGCCGGCGCTGCAGGAGGGCGTGATCCCGACGGGCCAGAAGTTCGGCCAGTCGAGCATGACGAGCGCCATCGTGCAGCACGGCACCTACGTCACGGTGTCCGATCAGCTGGAGCTGCACGCGATCGACAACGTGATCCTCGGCGCGACAGAGGAGCTGGGCGCGTCGGCCGGCACCACGCAGGACAAGCTCGTGCGCGACACGCTGGCTGCGGGCAAGAACGTGCAGTACTGCGACAAGGTCAGCGCCGCAGGCGAGCACACGAAGGTGGAAAGCCGCGCGGCGATGGACAAGACCTCGCGCCTGACGCCGACGGAGGTAAACAAGGCGGTGACGACGCTCAAAAAGCAGAAGGCACCGAAGATCGACGGCAAGTACGTTGCCATCATCCACCCGTCCGTGACGTTTGACATCCGCGAGAACAAGGACTGGATCGAGGCGCACAAGTACGCGGACGTGCGGCCGCTGTTCGACGGCGAGATCGGCGAGCTGCACGGCGTGCGCTTTGTCGAGACCACTGAGGCGAAGGTATGGTGCGACAGCACCTGCCCGACGAAGACCGGCGGCAACCTCTGCGTGTACTCCACGCTGTTCCTCGGCAAGGACGCATTCGGCATGATCGACCCGGAGGGCGGCGGCCTTGAAATGATCATCAAGAGCAAGGAGCAGGCCGGCGGCCCGCTGAACCAGTTCTCGACGATCGGCTATAAGTTCTCGACCGCGACGAAGATCCTGTACCCGGAGCGCATGGTGCGCGTAGAAAGCACTTCGGAATATTCCGAAACCGACGAGAAGAACTAAGGAGGGGCAAGCATGGCAGAGGTAAAAGAGCCGAAGGAAGAAGTTAAGGCGCCGAAGGCAGCGGCGACGAAGACCGTGTTTTTGCAGCGTGCCTCCGAGACGGAGCAGCAGTTTGAATTTGTCTGCATCAACGGCAAGGCATATCAGGTGCCGCGCGGAAAGCCCGTGGAGGTGCCGCTGGCGGTGGCCGAGGTGCTGGAGCACGCGCAGATGCAGGAGGCAGAGCTTTTCGAGCGCGTGAGCGCGATGCAGAAGCAGTGATACGGAGGGGCGCGCAAGCGCCCCTTTTTCAGAAAAAAAGGAGGCGGCGCGCATGACAATCCGAGAGGCGATCGAGGCCGTAGACCGGCTGACGCCGAATCAGTATGAGAACATCGACAAGGTCCGCTGGCTGAGCGAGCTGGACGGCGTCGTTTATTTAGAAATCGAAAAAACACACGCGAGCGGGAATCCTGTGTGCGAGCCGTGGGTGCGGACGCGCGATCCGTTTGACCGGGAATGGTGCGGATGCACGCAGCCGGTGCAGGAAGAACAAACGTTCGTAGGATACCAAGAGGCAGTCGATCTGGACACAGTGCTGCGCGTGCCGTGGCCGTATGACGAGATCTACCGCTGGTACCTCGAAATGAAGATCGCGGACGCAAACGGCGAGATGACGCGGTACAACAACGCGATGGCAAAGTACAACGCATACTACACGGCGTATCAGGACTTCTACAACCGCACGAACATGCCGAAAATGACGGCCCCGTTCATCCATCTGTGAGGTGCATATGGGGAGCCTGACTTTACAGTACCCGCCGATGACCGGCGGGGACGCCGCGCAGCAGCTCGACGGCCTGCGGCGGTATCTGATGCAGATGACCGACACGCTCAATGGGGCGGACTGGTCGGCGGGCGCGGTGCTGACGGAGATCTCGCAGGCAATCGAGGCAGACAGCCTTGCAGAGCAGGAGCGGCAGACGGAGCTTGCCGGGTACGCGGCGCTCAAGACGCTGATCATCAAGACGGCGGACTTCGCGGCCGAGAACTCCGAGGCGTTCCGGCTCAAGCTGAGCGGGAACTATGTGGCGGTGTCCGACTTCGGGAAGTACTGGCAGGAGGCCAGCATGACCGTGGACGGCAACGAGTTCGGCATCCGGCAGCTCTACGAATACGCGGCGGGCGTGAACAATGCGTTCACGGTGAACTCGAAGCAGTATGTCAAAACGGGGCTTTTGTACTACGACGGCGTGAAGCCCGTGTACGGCGTGGGCGTCGGCAACATCGAGACGACGGTCGCGAACGAGAACGAGGTGATCGACAAGTCCCGCAACGAGCTTGTGACCGTGACGCCGGGGCGCGTGAGCTTCTGGCAGGACGGGAGCGAGGTTGCCTATTTGTCGGAAAAGAAGCTACACTTCCCTGCCGGAACGCTGGAGGCATACAACGCGACGCTGACGGGCAAGATCACGGCGTCAGCCGGATCGAGCTTCGGGCCGTGGAGCATCTCCGAGAGCAGCATATACCGAACCGACAACACATGGGGCGGCGCGGGGCTGTATTTCGGGACGAGCGGGCTTTCCATCAAGTCCGCCTTCAAGGTGGACGCGGACGGGAAGCTGACCGCGACGGGCGCGGACATCAGCGGAACGGTCAAGGCAAATGACCTGCTGCTCGGAAGTGCTGCCAGCGGCTATTCCAGCATCAAGACGCAGCTGCAGTCGCTGGTGGACGATGTGGCGGAGCTATCCGCGCTGGCGGCGGCGGTAAGCGTAGACAAGTACGGCTCGCTCACGTCGCTCGACCTGAACATCGGAAACCGCGGATACATCAGCATCACAGGCGCATCGACGGCATACACGGCGATGGAGCTTTTCAGCTACGGCGCGGTGCGTATCCTGGCAGACAGCGGCGCGGTGTATCTGGCGCTGAGCGACAACAGCGCATACATCCAGATCGCGGCAAGCGGCGCGATCAGCATCAAGGGGACGAGCCTGAAATTCAACGGCGCGGAAATCGGCACCGCGGGAAACGTGACGCAGAGCACGAAGGAGGAAGCATGATGGTAAAAGAGGTAAAGACGCTGCGGCGCAGGATCGCCGAGGCGCTGAATGAATCAAAGCTGCCGCCGGTCGTGGCGCAGCTGGTGCTGGACAGCGTCCGGACAGAGCTGGAGCGCATCGTGCAGATGCAGGAGGCGGCGGAGGCGGTGGCGCCGCCGGAGAAGAAGGAGGCGGAGGAAGATGGCGCTTTACAGGGTAAATGAGAACGGCAAGGCCCCTGCCGGGCTTGGCGTGGGCGACGAGGTCGTAACAGCGGGCGGCACGTACCGCATTGACAGCGTCGGCCCGGACGGGCAGTACAAATCGACGCTCGTGAACCGAAATCAGACCACGCAGAGCTATCAGGGCGGCTATGCGAGCCGGAACACGCTGCCTGGGTATTCGGACTACACGGCGGGCAGGCTCGGGACGCTCGAACGGGGCTACTCCCCTTCCGGCGCGGTGTCGCAGGCAAAGGCGTATTTGCAGCAGGTGCAGAGCCGAAGGCCGGGGGCATATCAGTCGCGCTGGGACGCGGAGCTGGATAAGCTGTACGATCAGATCACGAACCGGAAGCCGTTCCAGTACGACCTCAATCAGGATGCGCTCTATCAGCAGTACAAGGAGCAGTACCAGAGGCTCGGCCGGCAGGCCATGGAGGACACGATGGGGCAGGCGGCGAGTCTGACGGGCGGCTACGGCTCGACCTACTCGGAGCAGGTGGGCCAGCAGGCGTACAATGCGTACCTCCAGAGCCTCAACGACATTGTGCCGGATCTCTACGACCGGGCGTATGGCAGGTATCGGGACGAGGGACAGGATCTCTACAACCGGTACGGACTTGTCGAGGGACGCGAGAACATGGACTACAGCAAGTACCGCGACACGGTATCCGACTACTACAGCGACCTTGCCGACGCGCGGAGCGCCTACGACTCGGAGTGGAGCCGCGACTACACGCAGTACTCCGATCAGCTGAGCTACTGGGCGCAGAAGGCCGCGCGGGAGCAGGCATACTGGCAGTCACAGCAGGCGAAGGCCTCCGGAGGCGGTGGCGGCGGCGGTGGCGGCGGAAGCAAGGCCGGCACCGGAAACGGCAAGGGATACATCGACAACACCTACAACAGCGGCGGCGCGGGCGGCGCGGCCGCGAAGACATACGATCAGCTCAAGCGAGGGCTGAGAGAGTGGATCGCGGCAGGACAGCCGGAAAAGGCGTATGAGCTGTTTGTGAGCATGGCGGGGCAGCTGAATCTCAGCGATGCGAAGGGCAGAAAGCAGTACAACGAGCTTGCGGCAATACTGAACAAGGCGGGGTACGGTATCCCGCTGGAGTAAGGAGAACGAGATGGCAAAGAAACGGACAGGGCTGGATGCGCTCCGGGAATATGAGGCGAGGAACGGACGGCAGACGCAGAGCGAGGCTCAGACGGAGGTAAGCTCTGGCGGCGCGTGGCGCAGCGGCCTTGATGCGCTGCGGCAGTTCGAGGCAAACGGCGGCGGCCGGAACGTAAAGAACGGTGAGTTCAATCCGAACTACCGAACCATGACGCGGGCTATGTATGAGTCGGCGTATGAGCGATATAAGCGCGCGGCGGAAGTCCAGGAACGCTACAGCCGCGCGGCGGACGCCGTCGGCAGCAGCCCGGTCGGCGGCTATATACGGGCAATGCGGCCGCCGGTGAAGCAGCCAAATTTTGCTGAAAAAACGGTGGAGCACGATCAGGAGAGCGGGCAGCGGAGGACGCAGTATGAGCTGCGGCGGCAGATCGAGCAGCTTGAAAGGGCGCGGGATTATGCGCTTTCGATGCAGGCGGACGATCCGGAGGGGCTTCCGGAGCTGCGCGGGGCGTATGACGAGGTGAACGCCGGGCGCACAAAGCCGATGACGCTGACGGAGATGGACGAGGCGCTGCGGGAAAAGCGGTATCGCCGCGCTGTGCTGGAAAAGTCCGTGTCCGGCAGGCTGGGAGAGTACGCGGCAGACCTCGGGCGCGGCGTATTCAAAGGCGGCTTTGAACAGGCGATGACTGGTTTTGAGTCCGTGCTGGGCTATCTGGAGCAGGGCGCAAACGGCGCGGCGGCTTGGGCGCTTCGTGATCTGGCCAAGGCCGTGCCGGACGGCGGGCTGAAAGACAAAATGCTGGCGCTCGCGGACGATTTTAACAGCTACTACACGGGCGAGAGCATGACGAGCCACGAGGAGATAGCGCGGCTGCACCGGCAGGAGCTTGAAAAGCTCGAAGCGGAGATCGCAGACAAATACAAGGGCGTTCCGCTCTGGATTCAGCAGCAGATGCCGTCTTTGGGAAACATGCTGTTCGGTGCGGGCGTGAGCGGCAGCGTTGGCGTCAACAACCTTGCGACGCTCGGCGTGACAGCCGGCGGCAACTCGGCGCTGGATGCGAAGGAGAAGGGCGCGAGCGATGCGCAGGCGCTGGCCTACGGCGTGGTCGCGGGCGGACTGGAGGTGTTCTCCGAAAAGCTGTTCGGCGGCAACCCGATCTATGACACAGACGCGGGCCTGGTAAACAAGGCGGTCGGCAAGCTGACGGACAACAAGACGATCATGAAGATCCTCAACAGCAAGGCGTTTGACATTGCGTCGGAGGGCTTGGAGGAGGTCGTGACCGAAGTTCTTGATCCGGTTGCGGAGTGGGCGATCTACAACGGAAGCAACACGGAGTTTGCGGATGCGGAGTCGATCGGCAACGCATTTCTCGGCGGCGTGTTCCTCTCGGTGGTCGGCAACGTGGCCGACGCGCCGATCCAGATCCGGCAGGCGCGCTATGAGCGCGTTATTCGGACGGCGGGCGCTGAGCTGGCAGACATTGCGCAGACCGTAGACAGCGCGCCCGTGCAGGAGGCGGCGCAGGTGATACGGGACAAGATCGCTTACGGCGTGACGCCGGACGCGGCGGACATCGGCGCGGTGCTCGATGCAATCGATCAGGCGGGTGAAACCGTTGACGTGGAGCAGGTGCGTGAAGCGGTGACCGCAGAGGAAGGCGCAGCGGAGACGGCGCAGGCAGAGGCGAACTTTCAGGCGTACAGCAGGTACGCAGAGGAGCGGGACGCGCGGGCGCGGGCGGCGGAGGAGGAAGTATCGCAGGCGCGGGCGCAGGAATACACAGAGGCGATCAACGACGCGGAGGCGGACGCAGCGGATGCGGCTTTTGAGAAGCTGAACAAGGCGGAGGTCAGCGGCGCATTGGACGCACAGGCGCGCTGGAAGGCAGAGGATGCCCGCGCGGAGCGGCAGTTTGAGGTGGAAAGCCGTGAGGACACGGACCGGGCACTGAGCGAGGCTGCGCAGCGGTACGGCTATGACGAGCGGATGACGAGCGTGCTGCTTTCCGGGTACAGCGGGGCGCAGAGCACGCAGCAGTACGCCGAGGCGGTGAACGCGGCTTACGAGTACGGCAAAAGCGGAATGAGCCGCACAGCGGCGCAGAGAGCCGCACAGGGCATTGACAAGGCACTGGCAGACGAGGCGTGGAGCGCCGGAAAGGAGATTGCAAATGGAGAAAAAGCAGGAGCCGCGCGTATTGATGACGGCGGCAAACGGAATGCAGGTATGGATTCCGGAGAGCAGGCTGGAACAGTGGCAGGCAGCGCAGGCGGCGCAGCGGCGCGACCCGCAGCGGGGAGAGCAGTCGCGGAAAGAATTGGCCTCGAAAATCGCGTCAGCGCTGCTGGGCAGCCGTACCTGAGCGGCAAGGACATCGGGCTGAGCAAGGGCTCGGCGCAGCGGAGCTTCCGAGAGGCCCCGGAGAGCACATGGACCGACGGCATGAAGGCCGCCGCCGAGACGCTGAAAAGCGCTGGCTTCGCGGATGTACACTTCACGGTTGGCTCGATCAGCGTGGAGAACCAGCGGGCGAAGGTCACGCGGTACGCAGACGGCGTGGCCGCAGGCAATTCGGTATGGGTCAACGCGACGGCGAAGAAATGGAGCGTTCAGCAGCTTGCAGACCACGAGGCGTTCCACCGGCAGGTGCAGGATACGCCGGGACTACTGGACAGCGTGCGGGCGGTGCTGGTCGACGAGCTGGGCGAGGACGGACTTTCGGAGCTTGCCGCCCGGTATGCCGAGGCATACGAGGGCTGCTATTACGCGGAGGAGCTGGACGCATACATCGAGGAGATCTGCGCGGACGCCTACGCGGGCATGGACCGGCTGCCGGAGGAAAAGGCAAAGATCATACAAAAAGCCGCCCAGCGGGCGCAGGACGCGCAGCAGGCGGCAGAGGAAAACGGCGGGACCAGAGGCCCGCCGGAGAAGTACAGTATGGTCGGATATGGGCCGAATGGGCTAAAGACCTATAAGAGCGATTTTAGCAGCGATATGACCGCAACTGAAAAACAGGAGTATCTTTATAGCCTGATTAAGGCTGTCTGGTCGAAGAAGCCTCTCCAGCTTACGATTTTACAGGATGGCAAGGAACGTTCGATCTCTGCACGGTTTGACGGGGAATCCAACGGTCAGGAATTCGCCGGGAAGATGGCGTTCGGCAATCGCAGAGGGACAAGGACGGAGCGCCTTATTTCTCTGAACCTTGCGGATGATATCTGGGAGATCGCAAGTGAATCGACCTATGATGCCAGCAAGGGAGGTATTAAAGAAACGCTTGCGCACGACGGAAGCGAACGCTGGCATTATTTCGTAAATGCAATCAACTACGTTGACGAGCAGCAGCCGTCGAGAAATGGCGTGTATGACTTCAATCTAGACGTCATGGAGCGCGAGGATGGGAATTTTGTATACACATTTGCGCTGAAAAAAAGAAGAGACAACGCCCCCCGGACTTTCGCTGCCGGGGTTAACGGCAACAATGCCGCCGACGCTAACTCTTCTGATACCAGTATACGCAGAACAGAGCAGAAAAGTCAAGAAAAATTTTCTGCTGACGATACCACAGCAACGCCGCAGGAAAACGACAAGGCTGCGCTTGCCTATTTCGGAAGGACGTACAAGTGGAGCGAAACGGGCTATGTTCTGCTGAACGGTGCGCGGCTGGATTTCTCCGGGCGGCACGAGGGCGGCTCCGGCGGATACCGCAGCGTCGATCACAGAGACATCGTTGACGCGCTCGGCGAGGACTACGGCGGCGGAGACTACTCTGGCGGCATGGTGCGCTTCATGCAGGAGGGAAACATCCGCATTTCCCCGGAGAGCGGCGGCATCAACCTTGCCGTCATGCCGACGAAGGCGCAGATGGACTCGCTCAGCGACTTCATCAGCAAGGAACGCGGAGAGGTCATTCTGGACATTGACGATGCACGCGGCAACACGATCTCCAGCACGGAGTATCCGCGCGGCACGCACGCGAACAAGGTGTTGCAGGACATCCGCAATTACTTTAACGACGGCACGATGCCAGAGGTAAGCGATTCTCCGACGGTCGGACAGTTCCGCTATTCGGTGGCGGAGGAGGCGGCGGAATCTGACACCGAGGCGGAGGGAACGACCGCCTTCACGCTGGACAGCATCCCGAAGAAGGCGCAGGACTATCTGCGCGGGGTGCGCGGGCAGACGGCAGCGGCCATCCAGCAGACGCTCTCGATGCCGTTTGCGGCGCGGAAGGAGGTCTTGAAGCCTGCCATTGAAGAAATGATGAACGAATATCTCCAGACCGGCAGGATCTCGCAGGAGACGATAGACAGGAGCTTTGAAGAATCGTACAGGCGCGGCGTGGAGATGGACACGGAATTTTACGACGAGTACAAGGACGTGAAGACGCGGCTGCGCGATCTGAAGGTCACGCTGTCGGAGACGGATCGGGCGGACATCGCGGACTTTGGCGATTTCCGCAGGGCGGCATTCGGGCGGCTGCGCATTGCAGACGAGGGCGGGCTGCCGGTCGATGTGGCATACAAGGAAATGCAGCAGATGGCGCCGGAGCTGTTCCCGGCAAGCGTGACGCACCCAGCGGATCAGCTGATGCAGATGTTCGAGGTGTCCAAGCGAATCGAGAGGGTGCAGCGGTCGCTGGACGAGTTCCACGGGGCGGAAGCAGAGGAATTCAAGCGCTGGGCCAAGAACGACTACGAGGCGAGCGTTGAGAACATGCTGGGCTCGCTGCGCGTTGCACGGCGGTATGCCGAGGCGCGGATGCGGCAGAAGCAGGCGCGGGCCGTGCCAACGACGCTGGATGAGGTCACGGCGCTGCACACAGAGCTCAAGAAGCTGCGCAGGACGTATGAGCGGACGGCGGCCAAGAATCTGCTGACGGCGGAGGACAACAATGTTCTAAACCGGCTGCTGCGCGGTGATCTCGCGCCGGAGGACGTGCAGGGCATGGAGAACGCAAAGGGCATCCTTGCCATGTACGAGGCAAAGGCAGACTATGACGCGACGGCTGCCAAGATCGCGGGCTGGAACCGCTATCAGAAGGCGCAGAGGCTCGCGACCGCAGACGCGGCGCTTAAAAACGCGGATCAGGCGAAGGACAAAGCCGCCGGCATCCAGTACAGCCGGGAGACGATGACGCGCAATGTCCGGGACATTTTCCCGGAGGCGGACGCGGAGATCATCAACAGGACGTACTTTGAGCCCGTCCGGACGGCCAGCGCGAACGCGAACAAGCTGAAAAACAAGCTGCGCGAGCAGGTCAAGGCGCTGGATCTGAGCCGGAAGGCCCGCAAGGGCGATGCCGTGAGCGAGGCGCATGCGGTGCAGCTGCTGGGAGAGGCGCAGGACAACATCCGGTATCTGGAGCAGCACCCGAGGGCGCAGGACCGGGACGGAAAGACGCTCAACGAATGGCGGCAGATCGTGCTGGATCTGTGGGCAACGAGTCCGGGGCTGGACAGGGCGAAGATCGAAAACGCCGTGGAGACGTTCCGGAAGATCTATGACGGGCTATTTGAGCAGATGAATGACGTGCGCATCCGAAACGGCTATGAGCCGATCAACTACCGGCAGGGCTATTTCCCGCACTTCCAGCCGGGGACGACGGACGGCATTCTGGGGCTGATGGGAAAGGCGCTCGGCATTGACGCGGAGGTGACAGCACTGCCGACGACCATCAGCGGCCTGACGCACACCTTCAAGCCGGGCATCACCTACTTCGGAAATGCGCTGGAGCGCATCGGCTTTAACACGGAGTATGACGCGGTGGCGGGCTTTGACAAGTACGTGGAGGGCGCGGCCAGCGTGATCTGCTACACGGACGTCATTCAGAATCTGCGGGCGCTTGCGCAGCAGGTGCGATACCGCACGTCGGACGAGGGACTGCGGGAGCGGGTGGATGACGTCCGGGCAAGAGACGATCTGACCGAGCACCAGAAGGAACTGGAGATCGAGGCGATCATGAAGCAGGGGCGCTTTTCGCTTTCGAACTTCGCGGTGGAGCTAGACGAATACACAAATCTGCTGGCGAACAAGAAGAGCAAGTATGACCGAAGCATGGAGCATTTGGGCGGGCGCAAACTCTACAATTTCATGAGGGCATGGCAGAACAGGGTGGCGGCGAACATGGTCGCGGTCAACCCGGCGTCGTGGCTGACGAACTTCGGCGTAATCACGCAGGCGGGGGCGCAGCTCAAGACGATCTCCGTGCTCAAGGGGATGTGGCAGACGCTGGCAAACATCAAGACGAACGACGGACTTGTGGAAGCGAGCGACTTCCTTACAAACCGCGCCGGAAGCGACCCGCTGGTCCGCACATGGCAGCAGAGCGCAAGCACATTCCTGTCTACACCCATGGAGTGGATCGACCAGTTTTCTGCGGGAACCATTGTCCGGGCACGGTATATGGAGAACATCGAACGCGGCATGAGCGAGGAGGCGGCGATGCGCGAGGCGGACGATTTCGCGGCCAACGTGATGGCAGACCGCTCGAAGGGCGCGATGCCTACGATCTTTGAGTCGCGAAACCCGCTTATGAAAATGCTCACGCAGTTTCAGCTGGAGGTAAACAACACGTTTTCGTATCTCTTCAAGGATCTGCCGCGCGAGCAGCGGAAGAAGGGCGTCCGATATCTGGCGTGGGCGCTGTTCAAGTTCCTGATCGGGGGCTACCTGTACAACGAGGTATACGAGTACCTCATCGGCAGGCGCCCGATGCTCGATCCGCTGGGGATCGTCAACGACACGGTGGGCGATCTGACGGGGTATGAGCTGAATAATCTGGTGGACGCGGCGGCCGGCGGCGGACTCATCAAGGAGTCGGAGCAGGAGAGCGCGATTAGAAGCGCAGGAAACCTTGCAGAAAACGTGCTGAGCGAACTCCCGGCAACGGCAGCACTGAACCTTGTCGGACTCGAAATTGACGGTGGAAAGCTGCCGTTCGGAAGTTCTTTCCCGGACCTTGGGAATATCAAATCAGCGCTGAACTCGGAGACCGCGACGGACGAGGAAAAGCTGGCAAGGGTCGGGAAGGAGCTGGTCAACCCGGCGGCATACTGGCTGCTGCCGTTCGGCGGCGGGCAGGTCAAGAAAATGTGGCAGGGCATCAGCGCCCTGAAGCGGCAGGGCAGCTACACGGCGGACGGGCGGCTCCAGTATCCGATCTACACCGACCGCGAGGGAGACAAGGCGAACGCCGCCTGGCGGACGATGCTGTTCGGAAAGAGCGCGACGCCGGAGGCGCAGGCTTGGGTCGAGGCGGGATTCGGCGCGCTGAGCGCAAAGGCGACGCAGACGTATGAGGCGATGCGCGCCGGTGGCGTTGACCAGAGAGACAGCTATGAGCTCATCAAGGCCATGTCCAAGATCAAGAAGACCGACGACGCGACAGCGAAGGAGCTCAAGATGCAGATGCTTCTGTCCTTTGACATCGAGGACAGCGGGAAGGTGCTGTACTACTACAACATGATGGCGAGCGATGAGGAGCGGGCACAGATCGACAAGCTGCTGGCAGAGGGCGCGGACATGGGAGAATACCTCCGGTATCTGCAAGAAAAGTCCGGCGTGACCGGAGAGAAGGACGCAGACGGCAAGACGATCTCCGGAAGCGTGAAGGACGAGACGCTCCAGCTGATCGATGGCCTCGATCTGACGCCGGAGCAGAAGACGGCGCTTGCTGCGGACAGCTACACGATGACCGGGTTTGAGCCGTGGACGGAAAACCACGACAGGCTGTACAAGGCCGTTTCGACCGGAAAGGATCTGCGCAGCACGCTCAAGGAGCTGGAAAAGGCCGGGTATGAGCCGAAAATGATCCGCGAGGCGATCACGGAGATGTTCCGCGAGGAATATCTGGCGGCAGACACAGCCGGGAAGGCACGGCTAAAGGGATACCTGCGGAACGCGTTTATGGCGAGCGGGCTTTCCAAGAAGGAAGCGGAGAACAAGATCAAGAAATGGGAGGAGGCGCAGAAGTGAGCGCAAGCAATGTGATCCCGGCGGCGCGGGTCAGCCCGCGCATTGCGAACGGGTGTATTTGCTGGTACGAGGGAGACACGTTCTCCCTCCGCCTCCGGCTGGAGCTGGAGGACCAGGACGGCGCGGCCGTCACGGTCGGCGCGTCGGACAGCGTGAAGATCACGTTCTACGACCGGATGCGGACACAGGTGCAGCAGTTCGTGTTTTCCGGCATTGTGGGAAACACGGTGACGCTCGACTTCACGGAGGACGTGAGCGCGAAATTCCGGAAGGGACTGTACCGCTACGACATTTTGTACACACATGGAGACAAAACCACGCTCGCGAGCGGGAACGTCGCGCGCGTGGAGTAAGGAGGCGAGGGTATGAAAATCGAGATCCCGGAAAGCGTGATGGTGACGATCCACGGGCTGATCTCGCGCGGCATACCGGCCGTGGAGGTATCGGACGCGGGGCATCTGATCTTTACGCTGACGGATGGCGCGAAGATCGATCTCGGAGACATCCGAGGCCCGGCAGGGCCAAGGGGAGAAGCCGGACCGCAGGGGCCGGCCGGACGCGACGGAGCAGACGGAAAGGACGGCGAGACCGGGCCGCAGGGTGCGCAGGGGCCGAAGGGAGACAGTTTCCAGACAGTCGTCGAGGACGACGGAAACGGCAACATCACCATCCGGGCGCTGACGACCGAAGAGACCGGAACGAGCGGGCAGAACGGATACACATTTACGCCATACGTCAGCCCGGATGGCATCATCAGCTGGACGAACGACGGCGGGCTCGTGAATCCGGAGCCCGTGAACATCAAAGGGCCTGCCGGAGCGAATGGGCAGCAAGGGCCTGCGGGAACGAACGGAAAAACGCCGGTGAAGGGGACGGATTATTTTACGCAGGCAGACAAGGAGGAGCTTGTGCAGGCGGTGCTGGCAGCGCTGCCTAATGGAGACACGGAGGCGTATTGATGGCGAAGGTAGTTGTAACAAAGGCGAAGCTGGTGGCGCTGGCAGATGCCGTGCGCAGAAAAGCCGGGGTGAGCGGGAAAAAGACGATCGACGAGCTGACACAGGCCGTGGATGGAATCAACGTAGGGACAAACACGGCGGACGCAACGGGCGGCGCGGAACAGATGCTTGCGGGATACACCGCATACGGAGCGGGAGGCAAGTTTACGGGGGCGATCGAGAGTTTCAGCGGGTGGGAGGTTGCGCCGTCCGCGATGCCGACGACCATCAAAGGCCGGCGCTATCTTGCAAGCGACATGACGATCAAAGCGGCAAGGCTGCAAGACAGGACGGTAAAGCCGACGACAAGCAGGCAGACCATCAGCAAGACGGATGCCGCGTGTTACGGGCTCGGCACAGTGACGGTGGAGGGCGCGAAGCTTCAGGCGTGCAGCGTGACGCCGAAAGACACAGAGCAGAACATCACGCCGTCCGGAGATAATATCGGATTCTCGTCCGTGCACGTCGAGCCGATCAAAAACTACACTAAGTTCCTGCGGGTCGTCATGCAAGGAGGCGGCGGAAACGGGCTGCGAATACCAAACACGGACGGCTTTACAAGCATATTTGAGTGCAGCGTACTCAGCGGGATAAAGCTGGAGGAGGTCACGGAGAGCGGCGTCGTGCTCGCCGCTTTCTGGTCAGAGGGTAAAAGCCTTGTGAAGCAGGCGACGCACAACGGGTTTCAAGCGATTGCGACATACAACGAAAACCTGAGCTGCGCGGTAGGGCAGGATGAGATCATCATGATGAGCTCGCTGCAGGGCACGAAGTTCTCAGGACCGCTCGCTGTGTCGGTATACGGAAGGTGAGGTGGGAAACATGGCAGAAAAAGAATTAAGATCGATCCAGTTTCCGGGGCTGGAAGACGTGTACGTCGTGCCGGAGGGCGGCGGTGGCGGAGCGACCGGCCCTGCCGGAAAGGACGGCATCACGCCGACGATCGGAGCAAACGGGAACTGGTATCTCGGCGACGAGGATACCGGGAAGCCGTCCCGCGGTGAAAAGGGCGATCCCGGTGCAAAGGGCGCTGACGGAGCGGCCGGTAAAGCCGGCAGCGACGGCTACAGCCCGGAGGCGACGGTCACGCCGATCAACGGCGGCGCGAAGATCATCATCAAGGACAGAAATGGCATGACATCAGCAAACGTGATGAACGGCGCACAAGGCCAGAAGGGTGACGCTGGCCCGCAGGGCGATGTTGGCCCCAAGGGCGACAGCTACACGCTGACAACTGCGGACAAGGCAGAGATCGCAGAGACAGTTGTTGCAGGCGGCGTACAGGCGGAGCTTGGCGACGAGCCTGTATCCCTCGGCATCACTGGCGCACAAGTCGGGCAAATCGCCAAAATCACGGCGGTGGACACGCAAGGCAAGCCGACCGCGTGGGAGCCGGTGGAGATGGCGTCAGGCGGAGGCGGCGAAACATGGGAAAAGATTGCGGAAATCGAGCTGCGCGCGGATACTGCGGAATATGTGCTTGCTGATTTTGCAGCATGGCGCAAAGCAAAGGTCATTATGACCAGACAGCAATACATTAGCGGATTAAACAAAAACGTATGGTGTAGAGTCGTTGGGCAGGATGACACATACCCCTGCGGCTCTCTAACTATTGGGTATGGATACATCTTTTGGGAATATTCCGCCGAAGTCAATGAACTGTTCATTTTATCAAGTCATATCGAGACGAACAACAGAAATTCTGCGGAAAGTGTGAGATCCACCGGAACATTCATGCCGCTCGCATCCCCAGTTGAAACGTACAAGTTTAAGCTGATGTTTGTTGACACGTCCGTAATCCAAGCGGGTGATAAAGTCACCGTAATAGGAGTAAGACGATGAAAATCTACGAAAACGGCATTTACCGCGACATGACTGCCGAAGAAATCGCGGAGTTTGAAAAGCTGGCGGCTGAAGCGCCCGCGCCTGAACCGTCGCCCGAGGAACGCATTGCGGCGCTGGAGCAGGATAACGCCGAGCTGCGCGAGGCAATCGAGGCGCTGATAACGGGGGTGACGGAATGAGCGAGCTGAGAGAGCGCGTTATCGCGTACAATGCGGAGATCAAAAACGCGCTGCAAACCATCGTGGATGCGCTGAATCAGGGACAGCGGAAGAAACTGCTTAGAAATGCGGCTGTTGCCGCGATGCTCAAGCGTTATGGCGTGGAGGTGGGCGATGCTTAGGACGGTGTACAAAGATGGCAAGCCGCTTGTGGTCGGCGGCAAGGTCGTGCGTGTAGAAACCGCCGCCGCAGAAGGCATACAGCACGCGGAGATTCCGGACTATGTGAAGGCGGAGGCGCTTTCGGTGGCGGAGAAGGTCAGGCGTGTCTTGAAAGACGACAGCATCGTATTTGCGGCGGTCTCCGACTTTCACCACACCGGGCCGCAGACGGACGGCTGGCAGACGAACATCAACGCCGGAAATCTGCACGCCTGCATGGCGCTCAAGGTGCTGGCGTACAGCCTGCCGA